TCATCGATCGTCCATGTCCCAGGAGGCGCACGATCAGGACGATTCTGTGGATCATTGGGAAGCAAGTCGTCTATTGGCTTAATCACAGTGCCGGTCAGCCTTTGGGCATCAATGAAGCCTATGACCTTGATAATGCCACCACCAGATCGTACAACCCAGCCAATCATATCAACTGTAAACACTGGATCACTGGCCAAGACATCAACGTTCCCAGTAGCAGCTGAGACAGTTAAGGTTGCATCTGGGAAGTTGGCTACAGTTGACACTCCAGCGTCTACACACCAAGCATCTTCTGCTCCGAACTCAAAGGTTCGATCAGCCAAGCGTTCGATGTATAGATGTGGTAGATTATCTGCGCCTAATCTTTCTACAGCAAAGTAAGTTGCATCAGTCTGTCCTTCGGTAACAGAAGCAACCGACGTGAAATTTCCAAAGGTATCATGTCTAGACCAGCCATACATATCCTGTTCTTTGACAACGGTTAGATTCAAGGCAATGCCATCTTCACGGATGCACCAGATGGACTTAAATGGTTCCTCAGCATAGGACCATTCGAGAACTTGATGACCATAGAACAAATGGCTAGAGAGAATTGAGATATCATTACCGGTGTAGATATTGGCATAGATGTTATACGTCATATCTCTGACGATCGAACCCTTAGCTTGGACGAAAAGAATGTCGTAATTAACCACAATTGGTGGAACGTCATTAGCACCAACGTATGCCTGTGGAGTAGCTGTCGCAGTCGACGGAGTTAACGGCCCGCCTTGCGAGGCTACGCCGCCTGAACCGCCGGAGATCAGCCATGTGCCGTTAGTCGTCAGGGCAAGTAGTCCGGTTGGCATAGGGACCAAAGATTTAATCTCGTTGACCTCGAGGCTAACCAACGTGCCAGTAACAGCGTCATTGGCCTGAGGGGGATTCGAGACATCGAAGTTATAAGATGCACCAACCTTACTGGCCCAGAACGTAGCTACGTCTTGTCCACCACCATTGGCAAAGACTAGCCTCTGCTGAAAGTAACTAGAGCAAGCTGGGTTAACACCAGCGAATGGATTGTCATGAATAGGTGGCGTCTGAGTAAAGTCTGGACTTATATTAGAGTCATCAAAGAAGTTAGCAAGCTGTGCTGGAACAGAGCCTATGAAGCCTAAGCCACTGTTATTGGCATTCAGACCTGTGTAGTTAGGCGATGAGCCGTAGACGTTGTAAGCAAATGCTCCGCTTACCCCGTTCCAGACAATGTGGTTATTCCCAGCGACCGTCCGTAGATCTGCTACGCTCGATAGAATAACAACGTTACCTTCAGTGGATTCCTGATTGTTATCATCTACAGATGTAACAGCGTACTTATATTGCACCGATCCTGTAGTAGAACTCTGTACCAAGAAGATCCCAGGCCCAGCAATGCTTGCCCCGATCGTAGCGGGGACCAAGGACCAATTAGTAGCAGAGATCAAAGTTAACTTATACGGTGGATGATTGGGATGCGTAATATTCATCACAGCAGCATTCTGTGAGAATTTCAATTTAGATAGCTCAGCCTCAGTGTAAGGAGTTCCTATGGTATAAACTCGTTGAATAGTTCCACCACTAATATACGGATCGTATGGAATGGAATTAACAGGCAGGCCAGTATCTGGATAAGCGAGTGTAACAGTACCTCCGGTTGTAGAACTAAGGATAAAGTATTGGTTATTTATCTGTGGCATACCAACAACACCAGAGATAAACACCATCTGAGGATTAGTAAAAGAATTCACAACCGACACAACAGCCGGAGAGGCTTGAGTGATGCCTGTAATAGCAATAGGTGGCTCTACTACAGAGCCTCCATTGGAAGTGAATCGAAGATAGTTCTGACCAAACTCCAAGACATAAGTTACCAAAGTCGATTGCTGAAACCTCACAAGCCTAATCTTCTTAGCTCCAATTGCAGCAGATCGAATGCTCTCTGTACCAGTTCGGGTCGAAGCGCCGCTACGGTAATCAACAAAGAAATTGCGCATAGTGGCAGCGCCACTGCGATACTTAGCGAAATCGACCCGAGCGTAAAGGTTCGGGGAAAGTTCGCCAGCAGAGAATGAGGTCTGAATAACATTTTCTGACATCTTAGTACATGCTTAGCATTGGTCCCCAATCAAACATAATGTTTGGGGAGAACTCCCAAGCCTGATAGCTGATCCCTCGAGTCCTGATCCAATCAGGAGTAACATCGTTGACGGTTAGGCCTTCGTTACCGTCGGTCTGTCTAGCCAAGGTTATGTATTGGTTGGCTTGACTTAGCTGAAGCTGGGCCAAGCCTTTATCACCAGTTAAGGCAATAACAAGTCGACCTGCCAAAGCGGCAACCAAGGCTTGTTGGAACTGGTCATCCCAAACATCTGGATTAGTTACTCGCTTGACGTAGGCAAGAATCGCTTGCTCTTGGTTAGTCAGGATAACCCGTTGATCCTCTCCAGTTACTGATGGCTGTCCAGTAACGAGATCGATTTGATCAATTGATATCTTGAACCTAACCGGCGGCCCGTTCCAGAAAGCTGGAGCGCCACCCGTAACAGCGGTCGTAATTGGAACCCCACTCGTGAAGCCAGTGGTAAATTGTGGAACGATATATACAGGCCTGAGGCAATCGCTTGGGTAAGCATACTCGTACGACCAGGGAGGGGCAGGGATACCTTTTGCCCAGGTAGAGTTGCCTGCACTTGGATTCTCCGGTGTTCCTGGTGCTGAACAGATCAGCGATAAGTTCTGGAAGTTCATGGCACAATTCCAGGGTGCCATGCGTAGTAGTTGATCCCTCTGAGAATGCAATAGAAGCTTACATTGACGGGCTTCGTTGGAGTCCTCTGTCATGGTTGCGATCTGCGATCGAGTACCTATAGCACTCAGGGCTCGATTCGCAATGTCAACCTCGGCTGTCATCCCCGTTGCGATCCACTACGATGCACAGTACCGCCAAGGCCAGGACTGCCGCTACCACGGCTAGCGCTAGGACTACGGGCCATGCCGTGAGAATCTCCATGGAGTCCAGGACTCTTTGCATCATTGATGTTACTTGGCCCTTGAGGAGGGCAGTAGTTGGAGATTGGCTTGGCTTCCTTTACTCCGCCAGTAGTAGCTCTAGCGGCTTGAGGATGTGGAATATCTTTGCCGTATTCACTTAGGATATCTCTAGGCATTAGACTCTCCTATCGATTGGCTGAGCCAGGGTATCTCTGGGTGGTACCCAAGAGTCAGGCTGTGGCTCGCCTTCCTTAGCTCTTCGCTCATCTGCTGCCTTCTTCTCAGCAGCAAGTCTCTCTTTCTCTTTAGCTGCACGCTTAGCATTTTGCTTAGCATCGTATTCAGCCAGAGCCTTCCGGTACTCAGCTTGAGCCACAGCTTGCTGTTCAGCAAGTGCAGCATTGTATTGCACCAACTCTTCCATGCAAGCTTGCTTGATGGCAGCGAGATTGGGCATGTTGATAGTGTTTACAGCAACATCGAGAAGCTTCTCGATCTTATCGAGATCTTCGATGGGAACTACCTTCAGTTCCGGCGCAGGGTCTTCCTTGACTTCTGGTGCATCAGTCATTTGTGCTTCCCTTGTGTTCCGTGGGGATGGATAGTTCTGCCGCCGCCAGGACCTGCCCTAGCTGGAGACACGTTAGAGCCTCTATAGCCTATACCGGCTTCAAGAGGTTTCTTCTCAAATTGCACAGCTGCACCAAGCTGTGCAGCTGCACTTTCATGTACCTTGTGTGGGATCGGATCTCGCTTACGACTCTCTGTTACATCTCTAGTTGCTCTACCTTGTTTCATTTCTTCTCCTTAGTCGGCCACCTTGGCCGTGTTCTAGATCAAGCTCTCCGAGCAAGGCTGACTCTGCCCTTTGCATCTCGGCCTTGGTCCATTCAGGAGGTTGTTGACCAATGCCTATGTAAAAGTCTCGGATGTAGATCAGGTTATGGAAATGCTGAGTCAACCGCATGATATTCGGCGGGACCAGCTTATCGATATCACGTTCGTCTAGGTCCTCTACAGGACCGACTGGATCAAGCACCTGGCTTACCTCCTGGCTTTTTCTTTCTAAGGATTCCGGTTTTGGCATCAGCTTTGTTGAATTCTTTGGCAACACCTTGGGGGATCCCAACCTTCTTAGCGAACTTGGGGTTATGTGCTGCCGCCGCCAT